CCCCATTCGTATTTTGAAATCTTTACTTCACCTTGTGAACCAGGTGCTACTGCCTCTTGAATACCCATGTGATGTCTTACATCGTGGTACAATGCTTCTTTATGTTCTGGCTTCATCTTAGAAGGTAACGCGGCATGGAATTTCTTCTTTCTGCCTGCCGCAGCATGCTCTCGCATCTTAGTACCTGAGACACCTGAAGTACCTTCTGCATCAGGGTCTCTTTCCCCCGAGGAATGTACTTTGATAGATTTAAAATTATAGCTACCGTGTGCACTCTTTACGCCATTATACTTATGCAGTAACTTATGGTACTCTTCTACCCTGTCTGAACCAGCAACAACGTGTAGATGCTTAACACCTTGGCTGGCCATTGCAGCTGCATGATGAAGAATAGTAGGGTGCTCTTTAGAAGCCGCTTCAATATTAGTACCTGGAAATGCATGCTGTGCATGCTTTACCTTAACATCAGCCGGTAACGGGTTCTTAGATTTATCTTGAGAATGAGATAGAACTACCTTGTGAACGGCATTGTGTTCTTTAGCAACTTCATGAACTTTATTAATAACCTGCTCATGCCCCGTTGTGGGTGGATTCATACGGCCATACGCAAGTACGCCGTGTTTTTCCGGTGCTTCTGTTAAGTAGTCTATAAAGTCCATGTGTATTTAATTAGTTAACCGTTTATTTATCTTTCTTTTTACCTAGTGACATATTGATTCGCCAATGTGCCAATTGCTTTTCTCTAGGTGATGCAGAGTCAGAAGATCTGACTTTCTTTAATTGAGTAATAGATTTACCCTTAAGACCGTGTCTAGCCATGTCGCCTTTATCCTGGGGGTTACGACCGTCTTGAAAATTCTCTCTAATTTCTTTAAATGTTTTCATACAGATGTTATAGTAGTAATTACTGAAGGTACTGCAGGTCCTATTAAGTGACCGTTAGATTCTAATTTTATATTTCGGTTTAAAGTGCCCCATCTTAGAGCGACTTTATCTCCTGAGTCCATAGGTATAAAGAAGTTCCAGGCAGCAACCACGTATGGGTTATTAGATGTACAATGTACAATAGTATTGGTATTTGCCTGATCGATCCCGTTCTTATTCAACCATATTTCGACATGGTCTCCAGAACCCCCACCACCAGTATAATGTAGTTGAAAAGAAAATTGCAAATTATAAACACCAGAATGTGATGCAATTATGTTTGCGCCATCAGTTGTAAAACCATCTTGTATGTCAACTGTACCGATTCGGACAAAATACGGTGTACTAGTAGTATTAGCGGTCTGGGTTGTCATATCGTAATATGACCCATGATATCTGGTTCCCAGTAAGTTAGTTACATTATTTACTTCCCATTTAGTATTGGCAGAGTTGTAGGTTAAGATATCATTATTACTAGGGTGCTTAATTATATCATAATTTGTATCCCCTAGGTCATACAACCAATAAGAACCCGATCCCGGACCGTGCGCAGCTATTTTACCAATAGCTTGCTCTAAAAACTTTAACTTCTTTTGAACTGCATCAAAGTTCTTTTCTACCAGGGTAGGTTGTGGTTGCTGGAAAGAATTCTCTTCTAGCTTGACTTCTTTATGAATATGATTGACCGCTCTACTAATTAAGTCGGAAGGTTCGACGGTTTCGGTTCTGGGGGTATCGGGTGGGGATGCTTCTTCAATGGTGGTGGATGTTTCGGCGGCTTGTGCTTGAACCAGCTCATTGGACTCTTCCTTAATAATACCTAACAGTTCTTCAAACGTAGGTGGTTTAGGGTATTCGATATTTACTTTTTTAATAATATTAACTGCAACCTTAGAAGCATCAAGCAAATCATTAATAGTGTTACTACGAATTGATTCTTTAATCTCTTGCTGTAGTTGGTTATAGCGCTCAACTTCTTCAACCAAAGCAGGATCAATGGGCTCGTTCATAGCTTTAGCCCACTTTACCAAAATCTGCTTTTCTTTCATACTTTTCATTGATTTTTAGTTGCCTTGCCTGTATAATCCATAAGTGGGCGGTTGAGAATTACCTTGGTCTAGCGGCAAAATTTGCTCTACTAAACTCTGCTCTATCCACAAACTTAGTCGGTCTGTTATTTCTAATAACGACAAAGCCTTCAGGTTTAGCCGGCTTACCACCGGTGATCTTAGTTGAACCTGGTGCAGGTATCGAATGTTCAAACTTAGGTTTAGCAGACAACGAATGAACCAATTGATCTTTGGCAGCCTGTAAGTGATGATGCATATCTAGAATCTTCTGAAACTTATCAGAATGTTTATTTACATGGGCTAGGTCTTCTTGCATCTTATCGGTCTTAGTACCTACAGCCTTAGCCGTCTTCACTTTAGCTATACCCTTAAGATGTTGATCTCTTAAGTGCTCGGTATAGCCCTGAACTGATGGCTTAGTATTCTCTCTCACAGTCTTATTAATATAAGTTTTCAAATGTTCTTGATGGCCTTCTATAGCACCGTAATGTTTTTTATCGGTACTATTGAAAGCTTTTCTAGCTTGTTCAACATGGTGTTCATATGTATGTGCCTGATTTGTATTAAGATCGGCTTTGTGAACATCGTCAACAGTACTTATAACATGAACATCAGAGTGCTTAGGGAAGTGAGAAAGATCGGCGCCGTATTGTGCTTTCATTCCTGCCAATGTATTACCTTCGTATGCAGTATGAACGGCTACACCAAATTTAGAACTGGCAACTTTTTTACCTTCAGCCGAGCTATGAGATGTTGAATAGGTAAGGGTATTAGGTTTGAAGTGATACTTACCACCTTCATTTACAACATCTCCATGAGGGTTATCTTTTGACTTGATACCCGAGTGCATTACATCACCTTGATAGACACCTGTCTTAGGAGTTACTTTAGGTAGGTGTATAAGAGCTTGTTTTAACTTCTGAACTAAACCAGGTGCATGACCGTGATTCTTTTCAACGTCCTCTGGTGTATAGTTTAACTTAGGGTCTGCATTAAACGCCGATTTGGTAGAGACAAAAAATGCTCCTGTCTCTGGGTGATGACCAAACACGATAGAAGGGGACCCGTCGTACTTAGTTGCAATCTTAGTACTGTTCTTTTTCCCACCGATCTGGTCTTTAACGTCTTCTAAGTTATGATAGGCATGGGCAAAGCCTTCCATACCAGAATTAATGACATGGTCTTCTGCATGCTCTAAGTGTTTGAGCTTTTCTTCTGAAGCAGCTTCAGCGAGATATAGGTTAAATTGCATCATACTTTTATAGTGTACTTTTAGCAGTACCAGTTTTTTTCATTTTAAACCCAATTCTATTATTTACAGGATAGGGGGTACTACTTGGAGATTGAAAAATAAACTCACCATCAGAAAAAGTCTTAACGGTATATTTTAAATTACTTCCTGCTTTATCTAAATAAATTTGATTAATAGTTAAAGTGTTAGCCGCTTTGTTAAGTAAGTCTTTAGTATTATTTTTATCTGTATTAAGCCACTTAATTAATTCAGCCGTTATCGGGTAATGTAATAACCCATATCGTTTTCTAGTATAACCTTTATCTAGAATACGCTTTGTAGTACTTATGTCAATAGTGTTATTATAGCCTGACGCTTCATAATAGTCATTAGTTATATCTCTAAACAAATCATAACCACCTGCATTTTCCACTGCAGTTTCAAGATGTTTTTCAGTTGGTATACCGCTGACATAACCTGTATTAAGTTTTTTTTCTTTTAAAAGCGTAAGTAAATTTTTATAGCCTGGGAGGTCAAGATACTCAGCTGCCTGAAGAGGTCCGAGATATAAGGCATTAGGTTGTTGTTTACCTAAATGGAAAAGCACCCACGTAGCCTGTTGATATTTGTTATCTAAAGTGCGGTTAGCAACCATTGTTTCAATGATTGGCATAAGAGATACAATAGATGGCTTACCACCTTCTCCTGCTTTTGCAGAATATTTTTCGTCTAACCCATCTTTAGTAACCATGTAATAATCAATAAGCTTTTCATTACCAGTAGGAAACTTAACTGCTTTGTATCTATTGCTTTCTTTTTTTAGTACGTAAGCTGCACCAGATACTTCACCAAAATCTTTTAGAATAATATTAAATTCTTGATCAGTCAACTGACCCTTATCTTGAGAAAACAACCCCTTACCGCTAGCAGATTGATCGTAAATATCAATACACGTACTGTATACTGCACTATCTAATTTCATATTCTTAAGCTTAGTTTTAGTGGTACGTGTTAACTCAGGTAATGAAAATTCAGTACCGTCAGCTAAACCAAAGTAACTAGGAATAAGTTGTTTATCTTTTACACGCATGGAGTTAGAGATTATAGTTTTAATAGTATATTTATCTAATAAAAAACCCCAGCAGAACTGGGGCTTGATAAAGTAAAAAAACTTTAAATAGTACTATCGTGATAGTCAACTAATCTCTTATCAGTTTTATCCGATATTTTAATACCATGATCTTCCATTTTTGATCTCATATCCGAATAGTTACTTTCAGTGGCGTTACGTCCATGGACACCTAGACTTGTGGTCTTACCGGTAGAAGAATTATGGTGAACATATTTAATGCCTCTGT